CGCGGACGATCCCTCTCTGTACGACCGGTACCTCGACGAGTCCGGTCCCTACAACCGCTGAAACCCCGAGGAGGGTAGACCAACATGGCGTATGACGAAGCCATCCGGAATGTCACGCTGACTGCTGACAGCAGCCTGGCGGGCTACACCGGAGTGCCTGGTACCCCCGGGGCGGCTGACCCGAACTACGGGAAAGCCCAGTACCGGTTTGTCAAGGTGACCGGTGCCAAGCAGTGTGGACTTGCCACGGCAGTTGCTGACCATGTCGTGGGCGTAGCCCAGAACAAGCCCCAGGTAGCCGGACAAGCCGTCACGGTCGCCATCCGAGGCATCTCCCAGGTGCTCAGCGGAGGGGTCTTCATCCCTGGGGACCTGATCGACACCGACGCCACCGGACGAGCCGTGAAGTCCGGGGCCGGGAACGGTATCGGTATCGCGATCGAAGCATCTGGCGGGGCGAACCAGTTGTCCTCCGTCCTGCTTCGGTGCAACTGAGAGAGGAGTGAGCGATGCCTAACCCGACCCAGGCGGATCTTCACGTCAATGTGCCGCTGACCAACGTCAGCGTGGCGTACATCCAGAACGCCAGTAATTTCATTGCGTCGAAGATCTTCCCCCGCGTGCCAGTGTCCAAGCAGTCGGATCTGTACTGGAAGTACAGCAAGTCCGACTGGCGACGCACTGACGTGCAGCGTCGTGCCCCGTCGACCGAGACGCCTGGCACGGGCTGGAACGTCACGACGGACCAGTACTTCGCGCATGTCTACGGCGTCCACAAGGACATCGACGACCAGCTGCGAGCCAACGCCGACTCGGTGTTCCGGCTCGACAGTGACGCGACCAACTTCGTCACCAACCAGCTGCTGCTCAAGCGGGACCTGGACTGGGCTGCTTCCTACTTCCGGACCGGTGTCTGGGGCCAGGACATCCAGCTCAAGAAGGCCGGTACCACAGCTGCTGAGGACCAGCGTTGGGATCTCGCCACGAGCGACCCGGTGTCCTGGTTCGCCACGGCTCAGGTCAACTTCATCCAGCAGACCGGGTTCAAGGCCAACACGCTGGTGCTCGGTGCCTACACCCTGAAGGCGCTGAAGAACCACCCGGCGATCATCGACCGGATCAAGTACACCCAGAAGGGCATCGTCACCACCGATCTGATCGCTGAGCTGTTCGATGTCGAGAAGATCCTGGTCAGCTACGCCACCCTGAACTCCGGTCCGGACATCCCGGACATGAAGGCTCAGGACGCGGCTGGCGTGATGAACTTCATCTCCAACCCGACCTCGGCACTGCTCTGCTACACCACCAACAGCCCCAGCCTGATGCAGCCGACCGCTGGCTACACCTTCACCTGGAACGGCTATCTCGGTGGCAACGCCCAGGGCATCCGGATGAGCCGCTTCCGCCAGGAGGCGATCCGTTCGGACCGGATCGAGGGCGAGATGACGTACGACATGAAGGTGGTCTCACCTGACATGGGCCTGTTCCTGTCTGATGTGGTGGGGTCCGCAGCCGACCTGCCGTGATGCGCGAGGAGCACGTGAGGGGACGGTACCGATCGGGGGAGAGGTGCCGTCCCTTTGCTCTGTAGAGGAGAGAACTGATGGCTAGATACGTCATCGCCCGGAACTTCATGGTGCCGGGTGACCAGATGCTGCAGTACGGGGAGATCGCTCCGCCTGAGATCGAAGCGAGCCCGAATCTGCTGTCTCTGGTGTCTGCTCACTACCTCTACGCCTTGCCGGACGAGGGTGACGGTGCCTGGCTGCCACCGCACCTGTACAGCCAGGTGGTCAACATCCAGATGCGGCGTGGCTTCATCCGGGAGGGCGAACCACCGAACCTGGGCATCAACTGGACCAAGCCTCCGGCAGTCGAGCGCTCCGAGGAACTGCTCGACGTGGAGGCAGCGAGCCACGAGGCCAACCGGATCTTCGCGGAGCAGAAAGCGCAGCGGGTGATCGAGCGGGAGCGGACCTTCCGGCTCTCTCCGCGACCGGTAGAGCTTCCCCCGGAGAAGGTGCTGATCGACTCCAAGTACGGGGAGGCCATGTCGTCAGGGACCGATCACATCATCCCGCCAGATGAGGTCGAGGTCCCCGACGAGGTGGCTGACTATGACCCGTACGCCGACGAGGACCAGCCCGTTCCGGCCGAGCCTGGCGAGCCAGCAGAGACCGACGAGGAGAACGACAACGACTACACCAGGGCTGATCTGCAGGAGCTCGGTCACACCTGGAACGATGACCACCCCGATGACCGGATTGCCCTGAACCAGTCCAAGGCTGAGCTGGAGGCTGCTCTGCGAGAGCGCGGGGCACTGTGACCTTCACCTACGATGACCCGGCCAACACCAGGAACGAGGCTCTGCGGTTCCTGGTGGGTGATGTCGACCCGTCCCAGCCCCTGCTGCAGGACGAGGAGTACAGCTACCTGATCACCATCTGGGGCGTCTACAGCGACTACAAGGTCGCTTCCTACTGCGCGGCAGCCATTGCTGCCAAGCTCGCCCGCGAGGTGGATGTCAGCTCGGATGGTCAGTCTCTGGGGACCAGCCAGCTGCAGGAGAAGTACGAGAAGCTCTCCGTCACCCTGCGGGATCAAGACACAGCTACCTTCCCCGGGGATATCTTCATGGGCGGTGTAGACCCCGGGGAAGGTGTCTACCCCGGGACCAACCCACTGGCCTTCGGCACCGGGATGCACGACAACCCAGCGGCAGGCACCCAGGACTACGGTGACTACCAGGACCAGTACGGATACGGCCCCTACGACGCCGACTGGCGCGTCAAGTGGGGCATGAGCGATGTGCCGTAGGAGGCCACCATGGGCTTGGCACCTGATGGCTCTCCGTTCAACCTGCGGATCAGCCCGTACGCGCTGACCTACCTGCGTGAGCGGGCTACTGACCTGATGAACTGCGCGATCATCGCTTCTGAGCCGGTGGTGAGCTACGACGCGCTTACCCGGCGTGAGACCTCTGGTGTGGGATCGGTGATCTACGACGGTCCGGCCCGGGTCTGGCAGGTGCCTTCCTCGGCTCAGGTACAGGTCGGTGAAGACCAGGTCACCATCACCCAGACGATGCTCTCAGTGCCCTGGGAGACGCCGTCCTTCTCCTTGGACACCTTGATCCTGGTGACTGCTGCCGACGACGACGATCTGGTCGGTCGCAGTCTGAACATCGAGTCTTCGGTTCGTGGCGGAGGGCTTCGTGCTTCTCGCCAGTTCAGCGTCTCCATCTCCACCTCGAAGCGGGAGAGCTGGTAGATGGCCATCGAGTACTCCGCCGTGACGGAGCTGTCCAAGAACATGCAGCGGGCAGCTGACAACGCCCCCAAGATCGTGAACACCTGGTTGCACCAGATGGTCGGTCCTGATCTGGTGCGGGAGATGAGTCAGCGGGCACCCTACAAGACCGGCAACCTGCGTAACCACATCCGTCAGATCAACCTGCCGGGTCAGGTGACGGTCGGTCCCTACGGTGTGGGCTACAACGAGTACGTGGTGCAGGGCACCAAGCCGCACGACATCAAGCCGAAGAAGGGCAAGTACCTGGTCTTCCAGATCAACGGCAGGAAGGTCTTCGCCAAAAAGGTGCACCACCCGGGCACCAAGCCGAACCCCTACATGACCGACTCAGCAAATGTCGTGATGCGTCGGATGGTCCCGAAGCTCACCGGTCTGACGGTGCAGGTCCTGAGGACCGGCAATGTCTAACACCTCACCGAACCGGAGATTCCTCACCGACTGGATGAAGGACTTGTTGACGACATCTGGTCTGAAGACCGATATCGCCGTGGCTCCACTGGACGCTGGGTGGAATGACAACCCTCGGCTGAACGGTTCCTACTTCGACGCGTACACGGTCATCCTGCCGCTGGCGAGTGCCGATTCAGAGGGTCCACTCAATGACATGGGAGGCATCTGGACCCTCCCGTATTCGCTGAGTTCGTACGCCATCAGCTCTGCTGCAGTCGAGGATCAGGCGGACACCGCTCGTAGAATCGTGCATGAGGCTAACCGCTCGACTGTTGATCTGGGCGGCACTTTCTGGAGGGTGATGAGCACGATGACCAGCTCGATCGGGGGCGTGGACATCAACTACCAGGTAGAGCCGCCGCAGCTGATGCAACGAGATGTGGTCTCGCTGCGGATCACCAAGAAGGAGACCTGATGGCTGAGTCTGAGGACTACCGGGACAAGGCAGACAACCGTGGCTACGTCACCGTGAAGAAGGATGGCGAAGAGGCCCAGGTTGTTCCGTCCTCAGCCCATGTCTGGGTGGATCGTGGCTGGTCTGTGGTGAACCCGGCAGAGAAGAAGACGCCCACCCGGAAGCGCGCTCCCGCAAAGACCGCAGAGCCCAAGGAGGGCTGAGCCTTGACTCGCATCATCCCGAACGAAAACACCTTCATCGGCTTCGCTGTCACCTGTGCCGACCTCCAGGCCCCGAAGGCTTCGGAGGTGGCTGGTTCGGTCGATCTGACCGGGTACTGCCTGAGCATCAACGCCTCGACCACGGGCAACACGGTGCCGACCCCTGCGCTGGACAGCCTGTTCGAGACCAGCATCGCTGGCACCGTCCAGGGCTCGTTCACTGCCGACTTCTACCGCGATGACGAGGATGACCTGGCCTGGGAGACCCTCCCGCGCAAGACCAAGGGCTACATGTTCATCTCCCGGTTCGGTGGCTCCAGTCCCAACGGGACGATGCCGATCTCCGGTGACGACATCGAGGTCTGGCCGATCCTGGTGGTCTCCCGGACGATGGCTGCCAACGGCTCCAACACGGTGATGACCTTCACGGTGACGGCTTCCATCCCGGAGGAGCCTGTCGAGGACGGCGTCGTCGGTACCTGAGTAGTAGCGTGTCGTCCAACTCCACCGCCCAAGGAGAAGGATGAGCACGGACACCAAAGCTGTTGGCTCCAACATCAAGCTCAACCGGTCGCTGACCGAAGACGCAGTGTCTCCTGAAGTACCAGAAGTCCCACAGGAGACACTGCGTGATCGCTTTCTGAAG